CGATTTCTGTAACGTTGACTCCGGGACTTACTTGGAATGGCATCTTCTATCTCCCTTTGGCAAAAGATGGTTAGATAATTATGTTTAAAGTATTTATAATTTTATGATTTTAATCCATACCCAACAAAAATTTATCAAATTCAGACGTCTCTACAATATCTGGGGGAGGAAGCCCATCGTCTATTATACCAAAAGGAACCATATCTTCTTCAATTTGTCGCATCTTTTCTTCGTACAGAGCTTTTCGTAGATCCACTGTATTTATTTCTTTAAAATATTTAGTGGTAATCAACCAAGCAAACAAGACCAAAGTCATAACTAAGTCATCATGATAGCCTTCATCAGCTTCAAAGCTACCTCGTTTCTCAATAAACGTAGATAACTCCGATATGATGTCAGCATCAGTGATCAGCAACTTCCCTGTTTCTATTAATGATTTTAAGTTAAGACACCCAATTCTTTTTACTTTCTTGTCCATCGTAACGCCAGGTTTCATTTGTTTCTTAAAACCGGCTGATACGGTCTGCATACCTTTATCTTTCATGATCCATACTACATTATCGTACTCTAGTTCATAATGTAATATGTGAGGAACTTGCTCATTAGTGTTCAATTCAATTAAGACATAAGAATCATTGTACGTTTTACTAACTTGGTATATCACATTAGGCAAGAGCAATGGACTTATTTCATTACTCTTAAATTTTGCTACAATCTTGTATGGAATAGTAGTGATGTCTATAACACAAAACGCCGAAGAATCTCCTCCTACACCCTTTGCAGTATCTACACAAGTAACGTAGATGTGTGTAGGGTCAACGTTTTCATATATGTCCAAACCTTCGGCGTTACTAAAGATTGAAGGCACTACTGACATTCTTGAAATAGCTTCACCGCTTATCAAAGTTAACGATGAACCTAAGAAGTTACAAAGAACTTCTTGATTGAACTTGAGTTCACCGAGCTGTCTTTTTTGTTCTTCCAGCCACTTGTCATCACGGCCGGGTATTTCATGATAAGGAATAAACAATGGAACGAAGTCGTTGTTACCATTCGTTGCGTCATTCCAGAACTTCCAGAAATGGTTGTATCCAAGAGGAGTGGATGTTATGATGATCTTAGTAGTTTGACCAGCAGATACTACTGGATACACTGAAGTAAAGAACTGATCAGCTACTGTATTTGGAATGATTGCAGCTTCGTCGATATACAGTAAGTTAACTGACTGCGAACGAATACCTGCAGCAGTCGTGGCGGCTGTAAAGATTCTAGAACTGTTCTCAAGTTCAACATCGCCTTTATTCCAGTTAACTACACCCTGCTGCATCCACTTAGGTAAGTTCTCATACATCATCTGGTAACGAGAAAGAATCCCACGAGCAGTAGATGATTTATTAGCAAGTATTGCTACGTTTTTATGATCTTGAAATAAAGTATACCATAAAATATAGGCTACGGATGTGGTCGTCTTTCCTTGCTGACGACCTTCCATGATGATAACTTTTCTGTTCTCATTTATTACTTTTATTTTTTTCTTTTGGCAATCATATAAGCCGAACTTAACCAAACCGTGGTCAAGAGTTTCAATGTAGCAATAATTAATAATAAAATATTCTACATCTTTAGAACATCGTATATATTCTTCTATCTGCTCTTTTGTAAAATTAAACTTTACATTAGATTTTTTAAGAAGAGGATTACCAAGATATTGGTCTTGACTCATTTTTCTTTAATCAGTTTTAATAACTCAGTAGTTGATATGTATAAGTTATTATTTATAGTTTGGGTTTCAGTTTGAGATTTTACTTTCTCAATTCTATTTTTCTTTTCTGCTAATTCAAGTAAATCTTTATTAGTATCAGATAAAGATTTTATAAGAGTTGAGACTACTTCATAGCTTCTAGGATGCTGAGACAAGTCTGCAACTTCAAGCATCTTATCTAAAGCAACACTACCTTTTTCAAGTATGTTTCTTATGTTCTGCCTAGCAAATTCAAAATCTGTTTGATCTTCACTTGGAAGATACTCAGCATGTATTTCTGGTTCTGCTATGTCTAAAGAATCTGATATAATTTTGTCGGAATTCATATAAAGCTTTCAAAATCTATTATAAATCCATAATCGTCGGTTGCCATTATTTCACTTCTATCGATCGATGCTTCTGCGTTTGCAGTAGGTTGCCCGTCTACTGTTAAGCCGGGCATTACTGTAATTCTTTCAGCTGCAGTAACACTTGTATTACCGATAGCTTGATCAATAGTAATCAAATTTGGAACAATGAAATTAGTGTTAGCAAGAGTAATGAGACCAGTCTTCTTAATTGGCCCAAACAAATATGCTTTCATAGTAAAATCCAATGTCCATACGATAGCTCTACGATTATTAAAGTCACCTTCGTATGTGTCTTGCATTCCAACATTATTTAGCACTATGGGCAAGTCTACATTAAGACTTAAATTTGGAATTAAGTTAGCAGTAACGGTCCATTCAGGAGTAAAATATGGAAGGATCTGTTCTACTATCCTAGTCCCATCGTCTGCATTCTTTATCATGATATAAAGCGTAAACCCTATATCATATGGAACTTGCATGTAATTGTATAAGACTTTATTAGTGTCAGCCACCGCTTTCATGTTGCGATTAACTGTATTTAGCTTTCTTTCAGGAGCATAGCTCATCGAAGTTATCTCAAAAGCCATCCTCGGAAGAACCATTGCTGGACGATTAAATGTAGGATCGTTCTCCAACCTAGCTAAAAACTTGTCTTTTGGCCCGTACGACAGCGGCACTTTCATAGTTTGAACTTGTTCACCCGTCGAATTGACTCGATTGATGTAGATGTTGTTAAAGATGGTGCCGAAAACAACTACGTATTTTCTTATAGTTCCGTGATAAAAAGTTGAAAACATGTCAGTACGCTCCTTCGCTGAAAGGATCACGCTCACTAAAGTCTAATATGTTATCTGCCTCTGATTCAATTTCTTCATTATCTTCTAATGAATCACCGATCTGAGATGAGAAATTATATTGCTCTTGAATAATATCGTATTCGTCCTCATCTTTAATAACGTAATTGTCTTCTGTTTTGATCCCGTACACTGACATATCAAATGAGTATTCTTTCTGTAGCTTATCGATATCTTCTATTCCAGTATTGAGTATTTCGTTTGAGTACTCCCATAATTCACACTGAAGATCGTATGTTTGTAAAGCACCTAACTGATAGAATATTGCTTCGTGTTCTACAAATTTAACAATGAATATTTTTTTATTTAAAGGAAAGTAGATTAGATCGCCTTCTTGAGGTCGATTCAATGATTCAACGTTTCCTATCTCATCAAAGAATGTTCTTCTTGCAATCGTCAAAGTCATCTGATCACGAATCTGAAGATTGAACTTTGACATAAAGTCACCTTCGCCGCCAAAGCCCATGATGTTCTTTATGTACATCTCAACCATGTACTGCGTATCGTATCTTGAAATACTGTCTTCGCCATAGATCTCATCTTTATTAACTAAAGTTCTCGGGCAATAAAAAACATCGTGGCCATATATTTTTATTGACTCAATAACTAAGTCTTCAATCAAGAGTTGTTCTTGACTAGCTTGAAAATTATTGAAGAAGACATTAGTCGGCATGAGTCTTTATCCTATCATGTCAAGAACTGGAAGTGAATAAGAATTTATCATCTCTTCTTCCAGTTTAGCAATTTCTTCAACTGAATCGTTGTAAATTTTTTCACCATTGAACTGAACTCCACCGGGTAGTTGCATGCCGGTGAATTTTGTTAGATTGGATCCCCATTGGCGCTTAATCAAAGCTGTACAGTACTTCATGAGCCACTGATCTTTCCATACATCAACATATACTTCTGGATCTACTACTTCATATGCTTCGACAAGTAAATACTCTCCAACATTTATACTGTTCCAATCCATGTCGACGTAGAGCTTATTCATGTGACGGTTGTATCTTATAGGTTGTTTACCAACTAAGAATTCAGCTATGAGTGCCAAGTTCTGCATCACCATGAAATATGGAACCATGGATACTGATGTAAGAGTGTACAGATCGTTCAATGCTATCTGATAACGAATGTTGAAAAGATCATCTGACCTGATAGATGGATCAGCAATTGAGAATATACTAATGGCACCGATAACATTTTCAGGTAGCGTGATATACTTATTTTGTTGATCTTGGGCTGTTACTTGATGCTTGTAATAGATCTTATCTGATCCATCGAAGTGGTAGTCCCAATAATAACGTAAAGCATCATCTATACGATCTTCTACCTGATCATCGTCAACGTTAATCTCGATTACGGGTTTTCCTAATCGACGAAGGCAGTACTCTTTAAATGCGGCTCTAGTGGTTGGAACAGCCATAAATTACTCCGAATTGCATTTATAGCTATTTATCTTTTTACCAGACTATAGAATTTACTTCTTCAATAGTAGTAGCTGCTTGTACTTGATCTTTCAACGTTGCTTGCTTATTCCACACGATTTGTTGGGCCTGAAACATGGAAGCACCTAGTTGTGTCAATTCTGGTATAGACAGGGTTCTATTTTGATCATCATATGTTCTCCAATCAACAGTCGACGGAGTAGGAATACCTAAGTTTCCAGCCTGTTCTATCATAGTTAAAACGTTGGCAATGCGAGTAGAATCAGTTTCTCTTGCGTCCCATTGATCATTATTCCATTCACACGTCAACATTTTTAAAGTAGAATCCCTATTGCTTGTAATGTATTGCATCCTTGAATCTTTAGCTGAGTTTAATTCATTTTCAATTTCTTGTGGTGTTTTGTCTCTAACTATCCATTCAATACTGTTTGAATCCCATTCCACTACTTGTGTAGAAGATGGAATGGGTTCATCGGGTACCGAAGTGTATCCAGCTTCTGATAGCTCAGATTCTGTAAAAGTTGATGGGTCTGTTCTAGTTCTTCCATCGGGCATTCTAATTCTAAATGGAAGAGTGCTTGGGTAATTTCCGTTTAAAGAATATAACATATCATTGTACCGCTAAGGCCATTCCTGTTAACATTTGGTTTGAAATATCGTCGCAATCGATTGTAAATGTTGATGTTGCAACAGTATTATATATTTTGTATCCAACAATCATCTCAACGTTTGTTGCACTTGTATTCGTGACAGTTCCATCGAACGTAGATGTGCTTGCATTGAATGCAGGCGTTCCTGTATTAATACAAACCGATCCTAATACTAATATTGGAGTATTAGTGTATGTAGTCGCGTCTATAGTTCGTGCTGGTGGATCAACAGTGGTGCCAATCGCGGATACGGTTCTTATTGAAACTTTTTCTATCGTTCTATCGAGATAAAAATACAAAGCTACATATGCTTGATTGTCTATCGTTTCAGTAGCCTCGGTTGTCGTCTGAGGTCCAGTGACGGGCAAGGTTACGTTGGTTGTATTAGGTAAAATTCTATATGAAATGACTTTAGACAACCAGTTTGGTGAAGCATATTCAAATCTTCTAGCTTGAAGAATTGTAAAATTCGAGGGAGCACTAACTAATACGTCTTCGTCGTTATCAAATGTACAATGAATCAATACACATAAATCTCCAGCAACAACACCTACCGGATGTGTTAATGTTAGTGCTGTCGTAGTTCCAAACCCAGTAGTGCTGGTTCTAAAAGTTAGAGTTCCTGGAGGTCTTGGCCAAGCTAAAACCGAACGTTGTTGTCTAACGTCGTTTAGATTCCATATACCAGAAGCTGATTCTATTCTCGAAGGATTACACGGACCTATTATTCCTCCGTTACTCATAAGCCAAATCTCCTTCTTGAAGCATTGAACGTAAAAAGTACGTCTGATGCCGATAATGCTTTCTCCCAAATGTAAAACATTGCAATTCTCATATTCGTAAAATTGCCAGTTCCTGCGGAGTAAGAACCAATGAGAAAATTATTGGTGCTAGCTGTTGCTGGATTAGTATGGGATGCAACTGCACCAGTAAAATTAACTGCATTGATGTATATGGTAACAGTTGTTCCACTTCTTGTAACTATTAAGTGCAACCAATTATCAAGAAGTGTTTGAACGCCAGTGCCTGGACCATTAGTGTTTTGAGAAGCCCCTGATTGATTCGTAAAAAAACCTGCAGCGCCGCTAACTAAATTAAGTTCATAATAATAACCATTGTTTTGGAAATCACCTTTCCAAAAAACTCCGCAATTCGTTCCAGAACCAGCATTCCAACTTAAAAATTTAACCCACATTCCTATTGTAAAGGCTTGGGTTGTAAAATTAAAGTTCTGGCCAAATGATATATAATCATTGACGCCGTCTAACTGAATATAGCCATCGACTTCTGATGTGCTAAATGTGGGTCCATTAGTTAGTGTTCCATTTCTACCATTTCCACTTAAGTCTGTCCAAGTAGTTCCTGAACCGGGATAACTATTTCTATTTGCCGCATCTACATATACTTGCAGCGTATCTCGTATAATAGTTGGACTAGAATAATCGTGTATGGATTTTATTCCAGTGTTGTAATAATCTTCAGGGGTTCCTCCTATGAAACCACTCCTTAAATTATTAAAAAAAGGCATCAGCTAATTTCCTCATAACTGCATATAGCTTGTAAATCTGCATTTGCAGATGCTAAGATTCTAATCGCAGTATTTTCTTCAAGATACACGCTGTTATCTTTAGATATAACAACTAATGACGCGTCGGCTGGAACCGTTACTGTATATGCAAGGTAATAATCCACTGCATCTGATGGATAAATGCTTGCGCTTATATCGGCGGAGTTTGTACCATCGATGTTTGATATGATCAATGAATTAATTTTAAAAGCTTTATTACTAGATGCTGGGTTAGCAACTAGGTTTGCTACAGTCGTTGAAGCATTAGCTACAGTTGTTTTGGCTGTGATGAGAACTAAATTTGCAATATTTGGTGCGGCCATTTTTTATTCCTTATCTTCCAAAAACCAATGACATGGCGATGGATCTCTTTTGAGTTGCCACTAAGTCTGTACCATTTA